AACTTCACGACCACTATTCCAGTGGCCCTGTAGTTGGGGCGACCGTTCCCAAAGCTATCCATGGGCTTGTCAGTATGGATCACACTGACTTCCACCTTGATAGCGTCCGACCGGGGCGCGGCGTCAGGGGCGATATTGTCGTAGTAGACAGGGGGCTCAACGGTCACGCCGGGCAGCGCGGCCCATCCGGTGACATCTTGCCATGCGTCATCCCAAAGCTCGTAGATCGCGACGCGTGCCTGTGCAGAGTTCATGGACATGGCTTACCCCGCGACCAGAAGATCATACAGAATGGATTGGTCGCCCGGCTTGAGCTGACCGAGGCGGACGATGCGGTACTCGCGATCGCCGTCCGTGATCACATCCTTGGTCGTCAGGATGGGCAAGCTGTCATCCAGCGACGGGGCATTGGTCAGCACCCAGTCAGCGTAAGCCGCTTCGGCATCCGCGGAAGCGAAATAGCAGCGCTGGAAGTTGCCGGGGATGATCGTGCCTTTATCGTCCTTGACCGTGGTCGGGACGAACATCATGATCACCGTAAGGGGGATGTCGGTCGTGACCGCGATGTCCCAAGGGTTCGCGCCGGGCGTAGTCGTCCGGATCGTTAGGGTGGACGATCGCCCGTTCTTCTGGAGAAGTCGTGAAGCTAGGGTGACGAATGACGAATGGTCGGACATTCTTACCCCCTGTTGATTCGGCCACTGCGCTCAACGAGGCCGGAAGCGATCAGCCATTGATCCGCGATGGGGTACTTCGGCATCTTGAAGACAGCGCCATCAGCGTACTCGAATGATTCGGACACTGGCCCGGCGCGGCTCGACCGCGACTTGATCGACACACCGTATTCGTCGCGCGTGGGCGTCGGGTTGAGCGTGGCGGCGAGCGCGATACGCGCGTACTCTGCCGTGGCGTTCTTGATCTCGCGGGGGATGTCGTAGCGGAGGCGATCGTTGTTGTCGCGCGCGGACAGGCGCGGCCATTTGGTCGTCTGATCGACGTTCGGGACATAGCCCACGAAGGTGAAGCGGGTATCGAGATACTGGGTGGCGCGGACGATGGCCGCTTGGATCGCCGCGGTATCGCCCGTGTAAGTCTGGGCGCGATCGGCGTGATAGGTCGTGAAGAAGGCGACCGAGATATAGGCGTTCGCGTCAGCGACCGAACCGTTGTCGTCCTGAACTGTGAAGGCCATGAGGGTGGGGCTCCGATTGTGCGACCATATGGTTACCATCTAGCCCTGTGAAGCGCAAGGCCCATCTTTCGATGGGCCTTGCAGTCACTTAGGCTTTCGGGGCGTCCGGTTGGAACGCTTCGATCAGGGTGACGACCGCCGTGAAAGCGCCGAACACCATCTGGACTTGTCCAGCGGTGACGACGACACCAACACCAGCGGCGACCGCGGCGAGCATACGCCACGTGCTGAGTTCCTTGAGACGGTCGAAGATATACGGCCAATTCATTTTCATTTCACGTTCCTCCGGCCCGGATGCGGGCAAGCTCTCTGTATCATGTTGGGACCGTAAAGTGCAAGGCCCGCCGGTGAGGGCAGGCCTTGCGTGACGTTGATCAGGCGTCGAAGCTTACGTCAGATCGTCGGCGTTGATGTTGAGCTTGTCCGCGCCCGGACCATTGCCTAAGAGCGCGGCCCGTTGGGCGGCGTCCAGTTTTGTCGGGGTGGCGACACTGGAACCTTTCTTCGCGCCACTGACTCCACGTTGCCCCCGGATGGCTTCCAGTGCAGCTCCGTCGGGACCGCTGGCTTTAGCAGGTCCGCTCCCCTCGGTCGGTTGTCCTTCGGCGACGGGAGCACCCGCGTCAATGAGGCCGAGTACGCCTTGAGATTCGGATTGCGGTGAGAAGGTGCGCGACCGCGTAGGAACATCCACACGTTGAAGTACCTCGTTATGAATGCCGAACAACCGTTCGAGGTAGGCGGCATTGCGCTCCGACTTCAGAGCAGGGAGATAGAGCGACATGGCTCCATCGGTGAACTTGAACCCGCCGATCATCCGAATGCCGGACAGGTCGATCTTGCTGTTCGCCGGGGTCCGGGGGTTCTTCGGATGGCCGTAGGCGTAGAAGGCGCGGGTTTCGAATGGCACGGATTTCATGGTCAGGTTCCTTGGGCTAAAAACGGATCGAGCCCGGAAGGTAAACCCTCCGGGCTCGATTTGTCAAGTCTGTGGCGAAGATTAGTTCGTCACGTTGGCGAGGATCGTCAGACCCTTGCGCGAGAACTGCGCGAGGCCAGCGTACCACTTGACGCGGGTCAGCGTGGCATCGGAGCCTTCCAGCGCGCCGATCTCATCGACCATGATGCCGCCGTTGGAGCGGGAGGTCAGACCGGCGACACCGTACTGGCGAGTGCCGTCGTCGAACGTGCCGAAGATCACGGCAGTGTCCGTCTGGGCGGCAGTTTCGCCGAGGTCCGTCGGCATGTACTCGTTGCGGAAGATCGGGACGCCTTCGTAGGCAATCACGATGTCGCCGCTTTCGAGCGTGACAACGTCGTCGATCGCGGCACCGCCGAGAGCGCGGAGCAGGGCCTTGTAGGCCCGGCGCGTGCGGGACGCCATGACGATGTAATCCACGACACCATCCTTGTCCTTCACTTCATCCATGGCGGTATCCATGTCGATGAAGGACAGAGCGCCGCCGCCAGTCGCATCGACTTGGCTGTCCGCGAGGACGAGCAGGCCGTCGAACTGGAGCGAGGAAACGCTCTCGTTGCCGTTGATCAGAAGGTCTTGGTAGATACGGCCAACCTGCTTGGCTTTCGCGGCGATCTGCGAAGCCGTCTGGTCGGTCATATCCGAAAGCTGAGCCTGCACCAGACCGTTCACTTCGGCGTCGCCGATGATGGTCTTCAGGGTGAAGGTTTCCTGCGTCCAAGTCGCGGGGTCTTTGAAGTTCGTACCCGCGCCGACACCGGCGATGGACGGAATGCCGTTGGCCGGGACCGCGCCCGCCAGCGATGCACCAACCGCGGCAAGACCAGCACCAGCGAGGACGTTCTCGCGGTTGACCGTCAGGCCCGTGCCTTCGTAGTTGTCGAAGGGGAGAACCTGATACATCTGGTTCACGGTGATGATGTCTTCGATGATGCCCGCGACGAGTTCGTCTTGGGTCAGGAGGCCTGCTTGAACTTCTGACAGAACAGCCATGTTTGTATTCCTTTGTCTGTGCCCTTAAGGGCGTGGAGTGCCGGTGTGGCCCTCCAAAATGGAAAGGGCACCAATGCCACTAAGCACCGATGCCCTTCTTGTACCAAGCCATTGATGGACTGTCAAGTCCATGGTTAATGGCAGAGCTTATCTGCCCCGCGCCGCCTGTCGAGCACGGAGGCCGTCAGCGATCTTCTGTTTCGAAGATTTCTGGGTCGGATCGACGGTATTCGCTTGACGTTGGTCGGTCTTCTTGGACGACGTATTGCCGCCCCCACTTGCAACTCGCCCCTCGAATGCGGGAGCGAATTTGTCGTCACGTTTCATGGCTTCGACGAGCTGCGGAACAGTCATCGGATCGCCTTGGCCGTTGTAGCGAATCTCGCCCTTGTCGTCGAGAACGCGGACGGCGTACGTGCCGTCGTCCTGCTTGACGACCTTGGTCTGGCGATCGATGTGCGGACGCAGGAAGAGCGAGTTGCCCTTGTGCTCCGACAGCGCCGAGTTGGCGACATCGCCGACCATGTAGTTGAAGAGCGAGCCCTGCATCTGGGCGAGTTCGCCGTCCTTGGCCTTCAGGGCTTCGGCCTTGTCGCGAGCCATCTCAGCCTTGACGGCCTCGATCTGGCGCACGGCGTCGTCGCCTTTCTTGCCACCGGCGGTTGCCTTGACGGCGAGCGCGTCGAGATAGGCCTTCAGGCCTTCAGGCGTGCGCTGGTCTTCCGGGAGATCGGGGAGAGCTTCGACGATAGACTTGAAGCCGGACGCCGACATGCGGAATTCTTGAGCTTCTTTGTTCTTGTTGGTGACCTTGGTGCGTTCGGTCTTCAGGTTCGTCGAAAGACCGTTGATACGCTTGGCCGCGCCGACCATCGTCGGGGCCACTTTGTAGACTGAGCCTTCCTTGGTGTAGAAATGCTTCAGGTCGTCCGGAACGCCATCGAGTGAATCGATGCCATTGTCGAAATCAAATTCGTATTCCATGTCCCTTTGCCTCGCGCTTTGGGGTAGTGCTGTGGCCTCTCGCCACGATCCCCGACCGGCCTCACGCCTTTCGAGTGACCCCAAAATGGCAGAACATGGTTAACGCGTCAAGCCCCGCGCCCGCGCTCCCAGTCGATCTGGGACTTCCCATCGACTTCCTGAACCCGCGCCGTCCAGCCGTTCTTGAAGGTCGGCCAGTGGTCAAGCGACTTCATGAATTCGAGGCGCTTCGCGTTGTATTCAGCCAGTTTTTCCTTCGGTGCGTGGAACACCGCGGCAACGGTTTTCGGACCAACAACGCCATCCGGGGTCAGTCCCAGAACGGTCTGAAGAACGCGCACCGCGCGCCCCGGTCCGGAGTTATAGGCGAAGTCCACGACCGCATAATCCCAGCCGTGCTGGAGCTTGTCGCCCTTGACGGCCATCCAGTATTTGACGTTGAAGATCGCCTTGGCTTGTTGGCGCGTGATCATCTTGACGCTGTACGGCGCGATGCCGGACGCGGCCAGATACTCGTTGAAGACCCGTTGCGTCACGCCAAGATTGGTCGCGCCGCCGGGGTCTTTGGGGTGATCGACGTAGCCGCCTTCATGAGCCAGCATACGTTCGAAGATGCGTTCGAAGTTCGGCGTCATGGCTTATTCCTTCTTCTTGATCCCGGCCTTAACCGGGCCATTCTTGGCGACTTCCTTGGCGACTTCCGCGTTCTTGTCCGCGAGTTCGAGCTGCGTTTCCTTGGTCTTGTCCGCGACGGCGAGCTGACCCTTGGTCTGTTCGCCGATCTCGGCCATCTTCGGATTGTAGAACGCGCCCATCTGTTCCTGCTTTTCTTTGACGAGGTGGGCCAAGTCTTCATCCGAGTGGAAGTCTTCCGCGAGAATACCGCGGCGCTTCAGCTCGTTGATGAAGCCGACGCGCGAGATCGCGCGCTTGTCGTACGCGACTTGCAGCGTTTGCAGATCGACCACGTCGCCGCCTTCGAACGCGAAGTCGGTGTGGATCATGATGGTGCCGCCCTCGGTGCCGACGCCGCCCATCTGGGCCATCGCCTTGAAGCAGTTTTCGAGAGTGTCCTTGAAGCCAAACGCCATACGCTGAAGGTCCGACGACGTGTTCTTCTCTTCGATAGAACGCGACGTGGCCGTCTCGCGGTCCGGGCGCTTGCGCAGGAGCGACGCGCCGTACAGACCCATCTGGTTCTCCAGATCGGCGAGGTTTTCCTTGGATGACGTAAGGGCAAGACCCTGATGCTCGACGTAGTAGTATTTGGAGTTCGGGTCTTCCAGCGTGAGCACGTTGCGCGGACCGATCGTGACGCTTCCCGCGTCCTCCGGGGCGACGCCGGACGCGGCCAAGATCGGGAACGAAGCCACGGTCAGGGCGTTCATGTGGTCCGAATAACGCTGATAGTGCAGCACGTTCATGTGCGCCAGATCAAGCAGCGGGGGCTTCGAAACCATGAAGCCGTCACGGCGCGCGTAGAACGTGAAAATCGGAATGTAATCAAGGTCAGTGGGCTTGGCATCGACCTTCTGCCACGACTTAGCGGACGCGCCGGTCTTGCCTTCCAGCTTCCGGTACATGCCCGTCTCGACGTAGCGCTTGCCTTCCGCGTTAGTCTTCAGCGTCATCTCGCGGATGACCAGCTCTTCGACTTCCGCGAAGCCGTCGCGCTTCGTGGTCGATTCGTACCAGCGGATGTGGGTCAGCAGCTCGACGCCGTCTTGGCGGACGCAGTTGGCCGCGATCACGTTTTCGGGATGGATGTGAACGAAGTAGGGGCGGATGCCCTCTGCCTTCTCGTCAGCGAGGGTGTACGTCCGGGACGGGTCTTTCGCCGGGGTGTCCACCAGAATGTGAGTGTACCCTTTCGAGACACCATCCCGGAAGACGCGCGCCGCGAATTGGTCGATGTGATTGCCTTCCAGATCGATGTCCTCGATCCAGCCGCCAGTCAGGAGAACGTCCTTCTCCGCGCTCTCGCTCTTCTCGGACTCGTCCTTGACGAGCACGCCGCGGATTTGCTCCGGCACGTCGTCGCCGAATTGCAGGGCTTCGGTGAACGGCTTACCCGACAGCGTCGCCACGGTCAGGTCGAAATAGTTGATCAGGATCGAACGCTTCAGGCGCTCGCGATAGTCTTCATCGTACTCGCGGCTGTGCTGCGGGAGGTACAGCGTACCGGCCAGACGCATCGCCTCGGTTCCGCCGAGCAGCGAATTGACCAAGTCCCAGCGCTCATCCATGACCGTGTGAAACAGTCCCGGTGTCGCCGGATTCTCTTTATCGCGTTGCGAAACCATGGTTATCCTCGCTGTCGTCCGGCGCGACGTGAAGCCCTCCGCAGGTAGTAACGGAGTTCGTCGCCGATGTGATCCTCGCTCTTTGTATCAACATCATCTGGGTCTTTCAAGTCTCGCGGCAGCGTAGGCACCAAATCAATGAAGTGAGTGCATGTGCTAAAGATGAACAATCCGGGGCGCTCACGTGTTCCGAATTCACCCGGAATGGAGTTCAGCAAACGCTCGCGCGCGACTTGCCAGCCCATCTTCCGGCTGTTCGGACCCTTGTCCGCCATGTCGAATCGGAGATGGAACGGGTCGGCCCGGAGCGTATCGTAAATCGATCGCCCGTGGCTCTTGTCGAATATGTTCACGTCAGCCGGGCCAGCCGTGACGCGACCGCGGACGCCCGCCCGTTCCTCGCACTCGACCATGCATTTGGCGATCTCCAGAGGCGTGAGGTTCAGGCCCTCATCCTCTTGGCCGCTAGTCGAGTACCATTCGCCGATACGGAAGCTATCGCCGGGCACGAGGCCGTGATACTTGCCCGGCCCAACCTCGACGCAGTCACCATTACTTTCCGCCCATAGGCCGTACGAGCCGGGCTTGGCACCGCCCCAGTCATACGCCCGTCGGATCGTCCATGTGTTCGGGATATAGAAGGGCTTGACGACATGGACGCCAGCGTTCCAGATGTCGTCGAACATGCCGCCCGACACCGCGTCCCAGTCACCAAAGAGCCAAGCTTTCAGCTTCTCTTGGTTGCCTGCCGCAGACTGCTTAAGCGTCTGCACATAACGCGGGTCAGTGCGAAGTAGTATCTTGTTTTCAATAAGAAATCCTGGAATGGCGAGACGGGGCGGGGACATCAGCCCATCGTCCTCGACTTCCTGCCAGACCTTGTACCGATGGCTTGGGAGCTTGAACCGGCGCTTGACCCAGTTCTTGCCGACGCCGTACGGGTTCGTGGTCGATCGAATGATGCGCGGCATGTTAATCGGACCGGCGGAACGGTTGCACGAGAACATGCTGAGATAGCCCTTGTTCGAGGGCCACGTCGTCAACTCTTCCCATCCGATGAAGGGCAATTCCTGACCGTGCCACGACCAGTAATCGTTCTCGTCGAAGAAGTGTGCGAAGGTCAGCATCTCGCCGCCCGGCCAGACCCACGTCTTCTCGGTCTTGTTGTAGATCGCGTCCGGGTAAATCCGCCCGAATTCCCGCTTCGACTTTTCGATGATGTCGTCGAGGTCGCCGCTCTCGCGACGAAAGATCACGCCGCGCCAGTGTGAGCCGTATCCCTTGCCGGTGTGCTGGGCGAATGCGAACAGCATGGACCACGTCTTGCCGGGGCCGCGCTCGCCTTCGAACAGGACTTCCTTGATCTTGCTGGACTGGAGGAACAGCGTTTGTGAGCCCGGTTGGGGCATCACAGCATCAGCAACCATGGTCACCATTAGGTCAGCCCCGCGAGATCGTCATCCTCTTCATGGACCTCGTGGAACTCCGCGTCAATAGGGGGAGTGCGACCAGCGGCGTCAATTCGGTCCATCATGCCTTGCAGGCCTTCCGACTGGATAAGCCGGGTCTTGTCCGCCTGTGCGGCGAGAAGCTTCTCGAATTGGTCAGCCATGACTTCCTCCGGCAGATAGAGGGTCGTGCGGTTGTCCACCTTGACTTGGATTTGGTCGCCGTACAGGTCGGGCCGGATACGCTCCGCGAACTTCTTCAGCAGCGAATCGCTCTGGCTTTCCTCGTAGACGTACCGCGTGTCGCCCGTCTCCAGATCGATGTAGGTCAGGGGCTTGCCCTCGAAATACTTCGGCGTGCGGTTCTCACCCATGCTCCGGGCGTAGATACGCTCTTCGACTACAGAGAAGCCAATCTGTATCGCGAATTCAATCATCTCGTTGAGCTGGGGGTCGGCCTTGCGGGCGAACGCCAGCGCGACCGGATGGATGCTCGCCTTCTTGCACGCTCGAATCTCCACGGGCTCTTCACCCAGAGCTAGGAGTAGCTTGGGCAGTTTGTCCATCGTGAACTTCAGGTGTTCAGGGACGGGGAGATCAGGCATGGTCATCATTGCGCCATGCAAGATGGCACAATGGTTAACGCCTGTCTAGTCCAGACCCCAGTCGCTACCCTTGCCCCTCAATAGATCACGGGTAAGTGGATCATCAGCCGACGCGCGCGAGACGCGATCAGCGGGCTTGTCCTCGTTGCCGGGCGAGTACGCCGAGTAGGGCGTGAGCGTGCCGAAGCCGTGGATGAGCTTGTTGTCTTTCAGGATGGCGTTCCACGATTCGATCGCCTTGAGCTGGACTTCCTTGATATCGTGGTTGT